GACAGTATCTATGTAGGGCTTGCAACAGCAGTAAGTGCAGCGGAAACCGGATCAGTAACAGAAGCAAACTTTACAAACTATGCAAGACAACAGGTTACAGCAGCAAACTGGACAACAATAGGTGCAGATTCAACAGATACACAGACCGCAACCAATGCAGCAAATATCGAGTTCCCAGCATCTGGTGGAACTGATAATACAATCTCACATGTAATTATTGCAGACGCATCTAGTAGTGGTAATATATTATTTGTAGGTGCATTAGACGCTAGTAAAGCTATAGCATCAGGTGATATATTTAGAATTAATGCAGGAAATCTTACTGTAGAGTTAAAATAATGGCATTAGTAATATCAGATAGAGTAAAAGAAACAACTACCACAACTGGTACTGGAACATATACTTTAGGTGGTGCCGTTACTGGCTTTGAAACATTTACTACCAATTTAAGTAATTCAGATACAACTTATTATTGTTGCACAGATAACACAGACTTTGAAGTTGGTCTGGGTACATTTACATCTTCTGGCACTACATTAGCTAGAACTGCAATACTGGCTAGTTCTAATTCTAATAATGCTGTTAGCTGGAGTTCTGGTACAAGAACTGTATTTTGCACATTGCCTGCCGCAAAGACAGTATTTCTAGATGCAAGTGGTAACACATCTATAAGTGGATCAGTAACTGCTACTAGTTTTGTAATTGGTTCAGCAGACATAAATGAGAATGATTTAGAATCTATTGATGGTATAACAGCAGGAACTGTAGCTGCATCAAAGGCTGCGATTGTAGATACCAATAAAGATATCACTGGCTTTAGAAACATAACATTGACAGGTGAGCTTGATGCAGGTTCTCTTGATGTGTCAGGCGATGCAGATATTGACGGAACACTGGAAGCAGATGCAATCACAGTTAATGGTACAGCATTAAATACTGTTATCGCAGGTGTTACAGTAACTAATGCAACTAATGCAACAAACGCAACAAACTCTTCTCATGTTTTGGTTACAGATAATGAAAGCACAAGCGAAGAAAACTTAATTACATTTGTAGAAGATGCAACATCAAGTACTGGTAATGTAGGATTGGAGATGGATGGAAATCTTACTTATAATCCTAGTTCTGGAACTATAACGGCTACAATATTCAAAGGCAATATTGACGCAGTGGATGGAGATTTTGACGGAACATTAGAAGCTGACGCTATTACTGTTGGTGGAACTGCTTTAGCTACAGTTATTGCAGGCACAACAGTTACTACGGCTACAAATGCAAATCATGTAAGCGTTGCAGATAATGAGAATACAAACGAAGAAAACTTAATACCTTTTATTGAAGATGCTTCTGCTACTGGAAATGTAGGTTTAGAATCTGATGGTGACTTTGCATATAACCCAAGTACTGGTACAGTGACAGCTACAATATTTAAAGGTAATATTGATGCCGTAGATGGTGACTTTGATGGTACGTTAGAGGCAGATGCCATGACATTAAACGGCACTGCAATAACTACGACAGCTACTTTATCCACGGGTATATCTAATGGTAATGTGTTAGTGGCAACAAGTGGCATAGCAGATAATGACTTTTTAAGAGTTGATGGTACAAGTATAGAAGGCAGAAGTGCTAGTGAAGTATTGAGTGACATAGGTGCAACAACTGCCACGGCAGCAGCAAACGAGGCAACAGCATTAGCAATAGCGTTAGGATAATAACATGGCAAATACATTTAAATTATCAAGCAAAGCAGGGGTAACTAGTGCAGATGTAATCTACACAGTAGCTGGTAGCACAACAACGATAATACTAGGTTTAATATTAGGAAATACAACAACAAGTCAAGTTACTGCCACAGTAACATTAACATCTGACACAGGTAGTAGAACAAACAATAATGACGAAGTTAACCAACCAGTAGAACTTATTACTAATGCACCCATTCCAGCAGGATCATCATTAGAGCTTTTGGCTGGTAACAAAGTTGTTTTAGAAACTACAGACAGCATATCAGTAACTGCAACGGGTGCTACAGATGTTGCCTTATCTTACATGGAGATTACATAATGCCTTTTGTTGGTAAGTCACCAGTTACAACTTTTGAAGCTACAACTGCCGTACAAAGATTCAATGGCGATGGATCGGATACCACATTTACATTAACGACTGCCGTTAGTTCAGTACAAGATGTTTTGGTTTCTGTAGATGGTGTTGTACAAGATACCGCTGCCTATACTATTCCAGACGGCACAACATTAACATTTTCGGCTGCACCTAGTTCTGGAACTGGCAATATCTTTGTAAACTATTTAGCACCACAAACTGGCACAGTTACACCAGCAGCCGAGAACAAAGGTAATTTTAAAGCAGGTGGTTTGTTTAGAACTAATGCACAAAACTTGACTGCTAATACTACAATACTTGCCACAGAAAATGCACAAGTTACTGGAACATTTACAGTCGATAGTGGTGTGACATTGACTGTCAATAGTGGTGGAAGGTTGGTGATATCGTGAGTACAATTAAAGTAGATACAGTCCAGAGTAGAGGTGGTAGCACAGTAGCACTTACTGGAATAATGACTGCTAAATATTTTGTACATTATGCTCAAGGAACTCCTGCTATCAATAAAAGTCTTAACAGTAGTAGTGTAACAGATGCTTCAACAGGACATTTTACATTAAACTATACTAGTGCTTTTGATGATGCGAACTATGGTTTAAATAGTGGATTAGGTGAAAATACAGATGATGCAGATTCCGATAGAGGTGGTCATTCTATTGGATTTGAAAATGGTGGCACAGTTAACACAACTTCAGCACAATGTTGCTATTTGTATGGTGCAAGTCAAAGTTCTGCTTCTACAGATGAAGACACTATTTCATTTCATACTTTATTTGGAGACCTAGCATGAGTACAGTAGTATTAGACACAATCACAGGCAAGTCCACTGCAACAACCATAACCATTGGCTCAACACCTGTAGTTAGTGCAAGTGCAAACTCTATGACTATTAGAGGTGAGGGTAGTAATCAGACAAGTATTCAGCAAGGGTTGGCGAAGGCTTGGGTACATATAGATGGCACTGGAACTATAAATGTTGAAGATAGCTTTAATATGTCATCAGTTACAGATAGTAATACTGGTACTTACACACCACAAATAGCTAATGATATGAATAGTGGTAGTTATGTAGCTACTCTTGCATGTGAATTACCCTCAACAGCAGCAGATAATGCACAAAGAATTTTTAGTTTAGCCGCAGGGTCTTACGGATTACAATTTTATGAAAACGCAAACCCTGCTGATGTAGACCCTATAGTAACAGCAGTATTTGGAGACTTAGCATAATGGCAAACGGAACAATAGCATTTGATACATTATCAACAAGTGGACAGATAACAGGCACAGCTAAGTCTTTGGATACAGATTATGTTGTGAATGGTAGTGCGAAGGCTTTATGCCATGTTAGTGCAGATGGAGCTACTGCTTCAAACACTTTAAATGTTTCAAGTTTAGATGATGATGGCACTGGAGACAGAGGAATTAATTTTAGTTCAAATATGGGAAATGCAACATATATAGTTACTTTAACATCTGAAGATGGAAATTCAGGAAGTCTTAATAGAACTTGTGATGTAAGTGACGGAACTATGGCAACAGGTGCTTTTGATTTTGAGTGTGTAATGACAAATAACTTAACAGCCAGAAGTAATACAGATAATATAAATTTTGTAAGTGTACATGGAGACCTCGCATGACAATAGAAACACCAGAATTTCAAGGCACACATCTTTGGGATAGACTGTGTTGGGCAAAAGAAAAGCTAGAGCCACACAGAACAGAGTATTGTGTTGTATGGGAAGACCCTGAGACACCAGATGAGCCTGCAAAGGTTACGCATCCTGATCCTAATTGGATGGCTTGTGCATTGCAGGGTGGTATTTTACCTCCCATTGAGGCATACTGGGAGTTAGCAAAGGATGAGGCAAAACCAGATTTTGTTAAACATACAAGAGGGTATTTGCTTCACAACACAAAGCCTATTGAGGCAATGACAGAAGAACGAGCTATAGAATATTTAATTATGAAAGATATTCCACAACATGTGTGGAAAGATTACGACAAAGCAAATAAACCTAGAATGGTTATTTGTACTAAACAACAGCTTCCTAGCACTAGAGTATGGCGAAATGCTTGGAAGATTAACGAAGAACTAACCATACAGAAAGAAAAGGTGGCTTAAATGGCAACAACAAACATAGTAGATAAAGATGGAAATACTATTGCAGCATCAGATGCGACAGTGCCATCAGACAGACATTTTAGAAATGCGTGGTCATTATCTGGTAAAACAATAACAGAAGATTTAACTGCATCTAAAGTTATATTCAAAGATAAAATTAGAGAGGTTAGAACTCCGTTATTAGCAGCAGAAGATGTCGTATATATGAAAGCATTAGAAGCTGGAGATAGTTCTGCACAAGCAACAAGTGTAACTAAGAAAAAAGCATTAAGAGATGCACCTGCGGCACAAGCAATCACAGATGCAGACACTATTGCTAAGTTAAAAGCAGCTTGGGATACAAGTGTATTAGGCGATAGTCCATACGCATAGGAGTTGTAGATGGCTTTAACTAAAGTACAAGCAGAAGGTGTAAACCTAGCAGATACATTTGCATTTACTGGTACTGTAACTGGTACTAGTCCTAACACACCTGCATTTATAGCATCAAGGACATCTAGTGACCAAACCATATCAGCCAATACATGGACAAAAATACAATTTAATGATGAAATTCTCGACACAGATAATATGTACGACCATTCAACAAATTATAGATTTACACCAACTGTTGCTGGTAAATACTATATATATGTAAATGTATATTCAAGCACTCCAAATACACATATTTATGGCAGTTTACATCTTAATGGTAATTATCTCACCATTGGAGTTGCTGATGGAAGTCAAGGAGGTGGAGTATTTCTTGCTAATATTATTACTTTTAATGGTTCAAGTGATTATGTTGAAGCCTACACATATCAAGGTACAGGAAATGGTACAATAGAAGATGCATCACAATATGCTGTTTGGGGTGGTTATAAACTTATAGGAGCATAATATGGCAGGATTAAGTACAAAAATAGAATTATATGCAAAAGCAAAGGGAATTTCTAAAGTTGATTTTTTGAAAGATGTAAGATTAAGAGATGATGGTAAAGGTGCATTTATTGAAGAATGGAATCTAACTATATCTAAACCAACAGATGAACAAATAGCTTCTTATGAAACAGCAGGTAACACAGAAGAGTCAAACAACAAAATTCGTATGACTCGTAAGTTAGCTTATGGAGATATAGGAGAACAGCTTGATGAAATATATAAAGATATTGATGCTTGGAAAGCTCGTATTAAAAAAATAAAAGATGATAATCCGAAAGGTTAACCAATGCCCTATATAGGTCGTTCAGAAAATTTTGGTGTAAGAAGTAGGTTTCAGTATCAAGCCACTGCTGGACAAACGAGCTTCAGTGGATCGGATGCCAACTCACTTGTACTAAGTTACACCGATAGTTTGTACATGGATGTATATCAAAACGGAATATTGTTAGTGCCGGGTGATGACTACACTGCAACTACTGGTACAACTGTTGTGTTAGTTCAAGCAGCGAGTTTAAATGATATAGTAGAAATGGTTGTCTATGATGTATTTACTGTAGCTAATAGCTATACAAAGTCTGAAGCTGATACAAGATACCCATTCAAAGGTAACAACTCAATCATTAGATTAAACGGACAGACAATCAGTGCAGATATTACAATAGACAGTGATGAGAATGGTGTATCAGGTGGTCCTATAA